GGTCCCCAACTGTGGGGCTTTGGGAAGACGGCATACGAACGTCTGTTGGGGTTCTTTACTGATGAAGAAGTCGGCGACTACCTCGATCCAATCCAGGGGTTTGATCTCCTTGTTGAGATGAAACAGGTCCCAAAGAAGCAGTACCTTGACACTGTCATTGATGCTGCACGTAAGTCAACGAGGCTGCACGACGATCCTGAGATTGCAAAGAAATGGCTTGATTCGATCCCCGACATCAATGACCTGTACCACTTGCCGACGGCACAGGAGCTGGAGAAGAAGCTGAATGATTGGCTAGCCGGTGGTGCGAGCGCTGATCCTTCTGATGGAACGTCCCGTGGTCCTGATGACAAGACTGATGAGCTGAACAAGCTTGCTGAGCAGTTCAACACTGACTCCAAACAAGAGAAGCCCACGGCACAGGACCAGGCTGAAGCAAAGCCAAAGCAGAAGCGCGAAAAGAAAGCTGTGAACGTTGATGACGATGCTCCAAAGGGCAAAGCATCGCTTGACGATGTTTTCAATGAGCTCATGGAAGAGCCTGACGCCGGCTGAGCGACGACGAAAATGTGATGCATTGCGTGCGACTTACGTCGCACGCTGTGTTTCATGCACAGGCAAAACGCCTGTATTGCAACACCAGGAGGTAGTAGATTTCACCAGCAAGAGAACACCATGGCAAAAAAAGAAAAGCTTCAGGACATATTTGTCAATGAACACGCTGCAAAGAGTGTCGTTGAACCAGCAAAAGCTGATGATGCACAGGTTCATGAACAGGTTGACATAGACAACGATGATTTCACTGTTCAACTGATCAAAGACATCAACAAAGAATGCGGAAGCAGGGTAGCATACAACCTTGCTGAGATGACGGCACCAACGATCATCAAGCGTTGGATAGACACGGGTTCCATCCAGCTGAACTATGCAATCAGGAACATGTTTGGTGGCGGGTACCCGGAGGGACGCATAATAGAGATCTCTGGCTTGCCTTCGTGTGGCAAGAGCCACCTTGCCTACCACGCGTCTGCAGTCGTCCAGGCATTGGGAGGGCTGGTTGTGTACATCGATTCAGAGACGGCAACGCCGCTCGACAAGCTCAGGTCAATGGGAATAGATGTCCGGAAGCGTTTTGTCTATGTTGATTGCCATGTTGTTGAAGAAGTCTTTAAGGTGATTGAGTCTGTGATCCTCAAAGCAAAGAAGCTTCCAGTGACAAAGAATGTACCGATCCTGGTGATCTGGGACAGCGTTGCTGCTGCTTCTCCACTTGAAGAGATCAATGGTGACTATGACGATAACACAATGGGTCTCAAGGCACGTGTCATTGGCAAGTGCATGCGAAAAGTCGTTGATGTCATTGGCCGAAACAACGTGACGTTGTTGTGCATAAACCAGCTTCGAGAAGCCATTGGTGTGATGCATGGTGATAAATTCATCACACCTGGTGGCAAAAGCATACCATTTCATGCGTCATTGCGCATTCGCCTTACATCTGGTACTCCGATTAAAGACAAGAACGGTAACATCATTGGTATCCATGTCATTGCTACGATCAAGAAGAACAAGGTCGGAGTGCCCTTCAAGAAGTGTGAGTTTGATATCGTGTTTGGCAAGGGGATTGATGAATCAGACTACCTGTTTGATGTGCTTCGAGCATACTGCAAGAAGAACAAAGTCACACATGATGGCAAAGACATCAGGATCAGTGGAGATGGTGGCTGGAAAGAGCTTGTTGTGAGCGATGCGACCACTGGTGAGGTTGTTGTTGAGAAGAAGTTCTACAAGTCAGAGTTTGCTTCGATGATGCGTAACGTTGATTACATGCAGTACATCATGCGCGTTGTTGACAAGGCGCTCGTGGTTGACATAGAGAACTCAGAGAAATCAGAAGAAGGCGATGACACGTCAAACGATGACGATGAGGTGTGCAGTGACTGAGACAAAAGGGTTGAAGCAGTGGTCGTTCGATGTTTATGATACCGCAGCGTCTAAGGGATGGCACACGAGTGACACGACAAGGCCGTACAGGGAGACGATTGCGGTGTACTTCATGAACATCCATGCTGAGATTTCAGAGCTTTGGGAGGCATACAGAGCCGGCAGGCTCAATGAGCCATGTGACAAAGCAGAAAAGATGCGTGCAATCGGTGTGAAAGAACTAACGTGTCTTGAAGAAGAGCTTGCAGACATTGTGATCCGAGCGTTTGACTCTGCATATGCGCTTGGTGTTGACATTGAAGCGGCTGTTGAGGCAAAGCACGCGTACAATGCAACCAGGCCCCAGAGACACGGTGGAAAGCTGGCGTAATGGATGAAATAGTGTTTTGGGAAGTGACTGGTGACGTAGAAAGCCTTGTCTCGTGCATACTGGAGTGCATGCGAAAGCTTGAAGACGCATGCCGGAAGAAGTATGGAAGAGCAACAACTGAGACGTGTGATGCGTATGCCGCTGCAAAAGTGCTGGAGCTGCTCCAGCTGAGCGAGAAGTGGGTGCCTGTTGTAGATTTCACAGAAGAAGACATGACAACATCGCTTCGTGTCAGGTCATCGTTCTGCGCAAAGGTGTCGTACCGCGTTGCCAAGCTTGGCGATGTTTCTGTTCACCGTGACACGATCATGCCGTCAGACGCAATCCGCGTTGTCTCTGTCCTCGACACGGGCCGAAAACCCCTCAGGACAATGTACGGCAACGTTGAGCTCATCCCACAGAAGAGCCACTCAAACGTCGATCTCTCCTTGTCGGCGTAAGCATTTACTGCGCCGGCCTTCTGGTGTAAGGTAACTTGCATGTCCCAAGAGCAACGGCCCGTGATGGTTGTTGACGCATATTCTTTGTTCACAAGAGCATATTGTGCGTATCCAACGATGAACACAGACGGTGAGGCGATGGGAGGGTGCATCGGTTTCTTGAAGACCCTTCGCCGGCTTGTCTATGAGATGCAACCGACAAATGTGTACATCTGCTGGGAGAGCGGTGGTTCACAGCGCCGGCGGTCGCTGTACCCAGCGTACAAGATGAACCGCAAGCCGGAGAAGCTGAACAGGTTCTATGAAGACGACATACCAGACTCAGAAGAGAACAAGAACCAGCAGGTCATCAAGCTGTTGAACATGCTAAAGTGCGTGCCCGTTCACCAGATATACATCCCGAACTGTGAAGCAGACGATGTTGTTGCCTATCTGTGCAGGGGAACGTTTGTGGACAGGCAGAAAGTCATAATATCGTCTGACAGGGACATGTACCAGCTGCTTGATGACAAGACACGCTTGTATGCATTGCACAAGAAGACATACGTTGTTGCGTCTGATGTGCTTGATGAGTTTAGGGTCCATGTGAAGAACTTTGCATTGGCAAAAGCTCTGTGTGGCGATCCAAGCGACAACGTGCCAGGGATAAAGGGAATGGGCTTCAAGACCGTTGCTAAGGTGTTTCCGTTCCTTGGGAACGATTGTGATGTGTTGGTCGAAGATGTCATCAGCTATGCACATGCACACATTGACGAGTCCAAGTTCTGCCGCAAAGTCTGTGAACAAGAGAGCGATGTAAAGCGCAACTGGAAGCTGGTGTACCTTGATGGCAGCATGCTGTCTGCAACACAGCAGCAGACTGTTGACAGGGTTGTTGCAAACAGCGTTCCCAAGTCAAACAGGGTTGGGTTGATCAAGCTCCTTGCAAAAGAAGGGATAAATGACATTGAGATCCCGTGGTTCTTTGATTCGTTCAACTGTATTGATGGCATGCAGCTCGCTTCAGGGGACGCCTGATGGCGGATGACTTTTCAACATCGTTTTCCCAGTATGGAAAGTTCTTCCAAGAGAAGCTGGTCCAGGCGCTGCTTGTTGACAGGCAGTTTGCAGAGCAGCTCTTGGAAGTGTTTGATTCGAAGTACTTTGACGTAAAGTACCTTTCGTTTTTGGCTGAGCGTTACTTTGATTATGCAAAGAAGTACAAGATCTTTCCTACGTTGCAGCTTCTTGTCACCATCATCAGGGATGAGCTGAAGGTTGGCACTGATGTTGTCTTACGTGACCAGATCATTGACTACCTCCAACGCATGCGATCAAACCCCGACACCGGTGACCTGAAGTACGTCAAAGAAAAATCTCTTGAGTACTGCAGGAAGCAAGCGCTCAAGCAAGCATTGACAGACGCTGTTGACCAGATGCAGGTCGGGAAGTACGAGCAGATAGTAGAGAGCATCAAGAAAGCTGTCTGCGTTGGCACAACACCCGCTCTGGGGTATGACTTCTTTGAAGACATCGACGCCAGGTTTGAGAAGCTGCAACGAAACTGCATCCGCACAGGTCTAGAACCCATTGACAGGAAAGAGATATTAAACGGTGGCTTGGGTGCTGGTGAATTGGGTGTCATAATAGGCTCGATCGGTGCAGGCAAATCACACTTTCTGATCATGCTTGGCGCAGAAGCGATGAAGCAGGGGATCAATGTCCTGCACTATACGCTTGAGCTCTCTGAGACGTATGTGGGCATACGCTATGACAGCTACCTCTGCGATATCGAAGCAAGCGATGTCATTGACAACAAAGAGAAGGTCAAAGAGACATACAAGAAGATGCCCGATCTGGGCCGCTTGAAGATCAAGGAGTTTCCAGCCAGCTTTGCAACGATATACACGTTGAGGTCTCACATTGAGAGGCTTTCTCTGCGTGGGTTTCGTCCAGGCCTGATCATTGTTGATTATGCAGACATCATGAGGTCGACGAGGCAGTATGATTCATTGAGGCACGAGCTCAAGCTGATATACGAAGAGCTTCGAGGGCTTGCGTTGGAGATGAAGATCCCGATCTGGACTGCGTCACAGAGCAACAGAGAGGGCTCAAACAATGATATCATCGACCTTGAACACATGAGTGAAGCACACGGAAAGGGCATGACTGCTGACTTTGTCGCCAGCGTCAGCAGAAAGTCGTGTGAAAAGTCTACTGGAAAAGGCAGGTTGTATGTTGCAAAGAACCGCTTTGGCCGTGATGGCTTGGTGTATCCTGTCGAGATTGACACGGCACACAGCCGGTTCAAGATCGTTGGAGATGCTAGCGGCTTTCAACAAGCATCAAGTGAAGACGAAGCTTCGATGAAAAAAGCATTACGTGATAAATGGAAAGAGCTCAAAGGCGAGTTTGCGTCTCAGAAGGAGTGCGATAGCTCTGAGACCACACGATAGTTATGAAGACCGTGGGCGACCCAATGTTCTTTGGAACCGAACACCCAACCAAATTTTGCATTGATTGAATGGAGATCGTGCTTGATGAGCCACACTTATGAAGAGGCGTTTGAAGCGTCTTCGCGTTATTTTGCCGGAGACTTGCTCGCAAGTGATGTGTTTGTTGGAAAATATGCTCTTCAAGACTTAGCTCAGAATTTCTATGAGCTGACGCCTGATGACATGCATGAACGCACCTCGTCTGAGCTGCACAGGATTGAACAGAGCTACCCGCATCCCATTGAAAGGTGTGAGATCCGCAGGTTGCTGTCATCGTGGGACATCGTCCTGCAGGGCGGTCCAATGTCAGCGATTGGGAACACACACCAAGTCCAGTGCTTGTCTAACTGCTTTGTGATCGCTCAACCATATGATTCGTATGGCGGGATCATGAAGACAGACGAAGAACAATCACAGATCATGAAGCGAAGGGGAGGCGTTGGTTTTGACCTGTCACGTCTTCGCCCCGCTGGTTTTCCGGTTGCAAACGCAGCGCGGTCCACAGAGGGAATCTCCATCTTCATGGATCGCTATTCAAACACGTGCAGGGAGGTTGGGCAGGGCGGCCGCCGTGGTGCAATCATACTGACGCTCGATGTGCACCATCCAAGCGTGCTCGAGTTTGCAAATGTCAAGCGTGATCGTAGAAGGGTCACCGGAGCGAACGTCAGCATAAAGATGTATGATGCGTTCATCAACGCAGCTCTCAATGGTGAGACATACCAACAGCGTTTTCCAGTCGATCCTGGGCTTGACAAGTATCTCATTGAGAACAACGTTGACGCCAGCAGCGTGTGGAAGAACATAGTCCTTGCAACGCGTGATTGCAGCGAGCCCGGCATGTTGTTCTGGGACACGATCATGCGCCGGGGACCATCAGAAGCATATTCTTCGTTGGGCTATGGGTCTGTCTGCTGCAACCCGTGTGGCGAGCAGCCGTTAAATGCCTATGGCTCTTGCATGTTAATGCTCGTTAACTTGATCAATTTTGTTGTCAATCCATACACACCAAAAGCAGCATTTGATTACGTAAGGTTCTCGGGCGTTGTGTACAAAGCGCAGAAGCTCCTTGACGATCAGGTTGATCTTGAGCTTGAGATGATTGACAAGATCTTGGCAAAGATCGTCATTGATCCTGAGCCTGAAGAAACCAAGAGGGTTGAGGCAGAGCTGTGGCAAAAGATCAAGAAGACGCTTGTTCAGACTCGACGCACTGGTTTGGGCATCACAGGCCTTGCAGATGTCTTTGCGATGCTGGGCATGCCGTACGGAAGCGATGAGTCTGTTGCGATCACTGGGGAGATCTACCGGCAGATGGCAGTGAGCTCTTATACGTCATCGATTGACATGGCTCGTGATCGTGGACCGTTTCCCATCTTTTCACATGACCTTGAACGCAACAATGAGTTCATCAATCAGGTTCTTGATGAGTGCCCGGACATGTTGGATCCATACCTGAAACATGGTAGGAGAAACATTGCAAACACTACAACTGCACCGGCTGGTTCAACGTCATGCGTGACGGGCACAACGTCTGGTGGCGAAGCGCTTGTTGCGCTTGAGATGCGTCGCCGGAGGAAGATCACTGCTTCTGACAAGCTAGCACGGATTGATGAAATCGATGAGATGGGCGACAAGTGGCAGCACTACCAGTACGTGCATCCTGGCGTTGTCAAATGGATGAATGTTACTGGCGAAAAAGACATAACAAAGTCGCCATACTATGGTTCAACCACAAATGACATCGATCCCATGAAGAAGATAGACATCCAAGCAGCCGCGCAGAAATGGGTGTGCAGCGCAATCAGCAACACAACGACGCTTCCTGAGGATGTCACTGCTGAAGCTGTTGAGACATTGTGCTTGCACGCTTGGCGAAGCGGTTGTAAGGGTTTCACTGTGTACCGCAAGGGCAGCCGTGAGGCTGTCATCACTGATGCATCGGCACATGTGACACATGAGATCAACAACCAACCAACAAAGATCGTTGAGAGCCATGCACCAAAGCGTCCAAAGGAGCTCGATTGTGACATACATCGCGTTGCGATCAAGGGTGAACAGTTCATTGTCCTTGTTGGGGTGATGGACAACAAACCCTATGAGATCTTTGCTGGTTCAAGCGACCTCATTGAGGTGCCAAAGAAAGCAAAGAACGGTGCACTGATCAAGAACGGAAAGAAGGACGGCGTAGTCACATACAACCTCAGGATCCCGCTCCATGATGATGAGCTTGTCTTGAAAGACATCGTCAAGCTGTTTGACAATGCACTGCACGGCTCATTCACCAGGACGATATCGTTGGCTCTTCGACATGGCGTCCCAGTCCATTATGTTGTTGAGCAGCTCAAGAAAGACCGGTACTCTGACATCACTTCGTTCTCTGCAGTGATTGCACGTGTGCTGAAGTCATACATCAAGGACGGCACTGAACCCGTTGGTGAAAAGAAGTGCCCAGTTTGCGGTGGAACGCTGGTGTATATGGAGGGATGCGTTTCATGTTCATCGTGCATATGGAGAAAGTGCTGACGGGCATGTCGTTCTGATATTTACACAGCAGAGGTATCTCATGAAGATGGGTAGAATTCAGCTCCAGAGCATGATTGATGCAGAGCTTGACATGATGTGCAACGAGAACATGTTGCATGAAGCAGCGCCTGGAATGGAACATGTTGATGCCTTCAAGAACATCGATATGACGTTCTTGAACAGGGTGAGTGAGGCTGTTGCTGATGAATTGCACACTGAGGTAGCGTCTTTTGTGAAGAGATCCAGCGCTCGTGTCATGAAATCGATCGCAGACAGCATGAACAGCCATGGGATGTCTGATCTCAAGGTGGTGCCCAGCGAGCTGAGCGGTGAGATCAATGAGCTGTACCCAGACGAGTATTCACAGCTTGAGATCGCGTGCACAGAAGAGGTCCAACAGGCGATCAACAGCTTTGCAAAAGACGCTGCAAGGATTGTGTATGAGCTTGTTGTTGGAGGGTGAGGTAACGTACCATGAAGATAAGACTGAATGAGCTGAAGGAACTGATCTTGCAGGAGCTGGCTGTGTCTCCTGCGCTGTTTAGGCAACCGGCGGATCCGCTCTCGAACAAGAACGTTGCGAAAGCGCTCCATGACCTCGAGGCTTCATTGCACGACATCATTGTGAGCAACCTCATGTATGACCAACGTGATGCTTACAACCAGCAGACGCGTGAGTTTGATGATGCTGTGTACAAGAGGATCATGTCAGAGGCTGACACGGCGTCTCGCTCTTTGACACAAAAAATCAAGGACAGCATAACGCAGATGTTCCAGATGGAGCTCAAGTGAGCGTGAAGCTGGACCTGAGCGACCTTCGTCATGTGATTGAGGAGCTTGTCGACTCGCGTGTTCTCAAAGAAGAGAGCTACATGAACGGTGTCCCAGAGTGGGCGCTGAGGCAAGCAACGACCGAGTACGTCAACAACATCCGTCAGCACATCAAGCAGTTCATTCTCTTGAACAAGAGCGAGAATGCAAGCGACCAGCGTGATGCGATTGCAGCAATGAACGTAGTGTGTGATGACCTCGAGAAGAAAGCCTACGATCTGCTCGAGAGCCAGATCTGGTCGTTCATGCGCCAGGTCTAACACTTCCTGTACACCAAGCACAAACAGCCTATATTTTGCAGCATGCAAGAGCATTTTTTTGGGTGCAAGTGTGGTTGCCTGCAACATGTGACCATGATTAGCTTTGATGAAGAGTGCGGTGAAGTGTACGTTGAGACATTCCTCAACCACTACCTTCCTCTCTGGCAACGCATAAAGACGGCAGTGAAATATGCATTTGGGCACAAGAGCCCATGGGGTGCGTATGACTGCACAATCTTCAAAGACAACGACGTTCCAAAGCTGATCTCGTTGCTCGAAAGGGCCAGGAGAATCACAGAGCAGCCCCAGAACAACGCCACCGGTGCACAAGGGTAAACAAACATGGCACACAAAACACAAATTCTGTGTGACAGCTTGAGCCCCCATGGCGTGAGGCTGACGACCATGCAGGTCACAATCCCACGCTGCGTGCTCTCTGAGTTCAATACGCACCGCATGTTCAGCCGGAACTCTGCAAGCTCCAGGGCAATCCCAGTAGAGAAACGCATTGCAATGATCGAAGAGGACCCATTTGTGCCCGAGGCATTTGGGGCAAACCAGAAAGGCATGCGTGCTGACGCTGACCTTGACGGCGCTGACGCAACCCACGCTCGGTTCGTGTGGATGAGTGCCAAAGACAGCGCTGTGCGTTATGCGAGGCAGCTAGCTGATATCGGCGTGCACAAGCAGCTCGCAAACAGGCTTATTGAGCCGTTCTGTTGGCAGACGATCATATGCAGCGCAACTGAGTGGGACAACTTCTTTGCTCTACGCACCCACAAAGACGCCCAACCGGAGATCAGGAAAGCTGCGTGCATGATGAAGGACCTGTACGAGAGCTCAAAGCCAGCGTATGTTGAAGACGGTTCATGGCACCTCCCGTTGGTGCCAGACGCTCATGAGCTGTTCATGCAGGG